CCTGGTATCTATAATCTTTTCACAAATCATATCTGATTCATTCTTTTCTCTTGTTAATTTAAAGCGCTCTTCTTTTTTCATTTTATTTTATTCTAGTTTAGCGTCTATTCTTTTCTTAAGTTCTGCTCTTTCTTTTTCAACTTCTCTTAGTTGTTCTTTCAATTCTTGACTATCAGGATTTTCCCTTACAAGTTTCTTAAGTTCGTAATATTGTTTGGTTAGTTCTCTATATTCGTATGTATCTATACGAAGATTGATTTGTTGTTTCAAAGTTTGTGCTTCTTCAGCATCTACATACCTGTCGTCAATAAACCAAATACCTGTGATAAATGTAATAATAAGGGCGGCACTTCCTAATGTTTTTAATATTTTCATAAATTAGGCCCTGCACACCATGCCAGTAAAAATAGAGCCGCGAGTAAAATCATTGTAAAATATCTTTGTCTTCTTTGATGCGCTTTCGCTCTCAGAAGATTTAATCTTTGATACTTCAATGTTTTGTATTTCATAACGCCTACCCATTATTGACACCACTCGCATTCGCCTGTGTCATCCACTACTAAACCTTCTTCTTTAGGTTTACATTCACATTTTTTACATGCGCAGGTTCCATATTCATCTGCATGAAGATCGCCGCTACAATGACAATTGTGATTACATTGTTTGCACTTAGCCATCTTTTGTCCTATTTAGTTGCTAGCTAATGTCCATAATCTTTTAGCGTTTTGCTTTATTGTTTCCATATTTTCCTCCTGGTTAATCGTAAATATCCCCCCAATTTTCTCCAGACTCATAGTCTACTTTATTAGGGACATTAAGCTTAACAGCTTTTTCCATAATCTCAATGATTTTTTTATGTTGGTTACTGCCTTTTTCTACAGAAATATCTAACTCATCATGGATCTGTATGTGTGGTATAATTTTTTCTTCATATAGATCTAGCATTGCTTTTTTTGTCATATCAGCAGCTGATCCTTGGATTAATTTATTTAAAGCTTTGTATGTAAATGCTCTTCTGATTCTAGGTCTAAGTTTTTCTATCTCTTTCTCTACTTCTTCTTCGGTTATCTCCTTTAATTCGAGTTTGTATTCATTTCTCTTCTTTACTTCTTCAGCTTGTTTGGACAGAGATTCTGACTCTGCCTCTGCTTTTGTCATAGCCGGTGTGAGTATTCCGGGGTTGTATTCGTTTACTTCCCAACTATTGAAACGACATTTTCTTCCAAGTAAAGTTGTAATATATCCCTTTCTCTGTGAATCTCTTGATGTATTGTTCATTAAATCTTTTACAAAAGGTACACGACTATGATATTTATCAAATAATTTTTCTGCTTCTTCTTTGGTACTTAAGCCTAGCTCTGCTTGAAGTTTAGCTTTACCCATTCCATAAAACAATCCTAAGTTAATTGTTTTAGCTTGAATTCTTTCTATACCTGCCATATCTGCTACAGTTTGGTGGAAGTCTACATCATCCTTGTTAAATCTACTTACTATATCTTTAACTTCATCATCTTCTCTAAGTTTAGGACTCGCTGCTGCATAGTGAACAACTAATCTTGGTTCTTGTTGTGAATAGTCAAAGCATCCCCAAGTATGATTTCTCTCTGGCAAAAATAAAGATCTAATCATTGGCCCTAAATCCTTGTTCCTCGCTGGGACCTGCTGGAGATTTGGATTCGAATATGAAAATCTTCCGGTAACTGTACCTCCTTTTTCACCTCTTACTGGATTTATATCTGCGTGTATTCTACCTCTGTATTGGTATTTAATAATTGTATCTATAAATGTCGTATGAGCCTTGTTTATTTCTCTAGCTTTTGCTATATCTTGAACCAATGGGTGCTTGTGCACCTGTAAAAAATTTTTAGTAAAGGAAGGTGCTTGTGTTTTTGCGGTTCGCTCAAAAGATAGGTTTAATTTTTCAAAAACTTTACCAATGGATCTTGCTGCCCATATTTGAACATCTATTCCTGTTTCTTTTTTTACTTTCAGGAGTAATTGCTCTTCTTCTCCTGACAGTTTGGTTTTTAATACGTGCGCACGTTCCACGTCTACTCGGACGCCCTTAACTTTCATATCAATTAGACATGGAAACAATCTAGTTTCCAGATCAAATACTTCAGTTAAATTATCTTTTCTAATTTCTAATGATAGATGTTTAAATAATTTTAAAGTTAGTTCAGCATCTTTTTCTGCATAGTTTCCAACATACATAGCTGGAAGTTTATACATTTCAGCTTTAGGATCAGCTCCTGCTTTTTCAGCTGCAGTGGTTAAAAGACTTTCATCTTTAACTTCTCCTATAAGATTATAACAAAGATTATTTAAAGAATATGAATATCTGTTTTCATCTACTAGTGCTGCCATAACCATTGTATCAATAATGTAACCATTTACATTGATATTATAGGCTTTTAGCCAACACATATCGTACATAGCGTTGTGAAATAATTTTGTCGCTGGAAGATTACATACTTCTTGAAGCCAATCTAAAACTTTTTGTTTCGGTAAGTTTCCTTCTCTATGGGCAATCGGAAAGTATCCAGACCATCCATCAACGGCTACCGCCACTCCAATTATTTCACCTTCATTTACTAAAGCTCCGGAGCCTTTTGATTTTAGATTAGGATCTTTTGTCTCTAAGTCGATTGCTATATACTTATGCTCTTTTAAATCTGGGAAAGTTTCTGGACATACCCATTCAGTTGCTGCGCTAAACATTACTTAATTATCTCCCACGAATTTTTCTTTTCTTCTTTCACTTCGTCAGGATAGTCTCTATCAATCGCCATGTCAATATAATGCTTTGCTTTTAATAAATCTTGCTTTTGATTTTTTTGTTTATGCCTGCACAAATATTTAATTGCGTTTCCTTCGGCGAATGGAATATTATTTTTATTTATAAATTCACTGGGCTGAATGACCATACTTTGATAGTGAGTCCCGCCTACCTGTTTTTTATATATGTTGTTCATATTACAAATACCAAATAAAGTTTAATTCCAAAATAAAATGTCATCATAGACAATAAAACAAGTTCGCTTGAAATAGTGTGCATTATATTATTGGATATCCTATGTTGTAAAAGTTAGTTTGTGTACTCTGCATAATATATAAATTTTGTTTTGCTCTTGTTACACCTACAAAAAATAATCTATGAATTTTATCTGGATCTTTATCTGCTTCTCTTGCTAAGAAATCGTTTTCATCTTCCGAACCAAAATCTATGTATAAAATAACGTTTTTACACTCTCTTCCTTTGGCTCCGTGAATTGTTGATAGTTCTACCTTTGAATCTGTGGTAAGATCATCACCATTTTTTAATAAAAGTTTAATATAGCTTTTTTGATCATCAGACATGTGGAGCTGTTCCCAGCTGCCCGTCACTAGAAGCCCGTGGTCTTTTTTAAGTTCTTCGAGTGTAACAGTGTAGACTTTATCTAATAGTTTTCCTTCTCCAAACCCATGTTTTATTTGTTTCTTTCTTAAAAAATTTTTAATTACATGTTGTGCTTCTTCGCCTGAAACACTTGCGCCGGAATTTAATCTCATCCAAGTTCTATATGCATCAAGTAAATCTGCAGGTAAAAGTTCATTTTGACCACCTTTATACCTTAAATTTAAGTCATTTAAATATTGTGCCGGTTCTTTTAGTTGTGCGTTTGTTTGAGCAAGAATCATCCAGTCGTCACTTTTAAAATTAAAATCAGTTAGTAAACAGTTTTCTTTATAGGTTCCTTCCTCGTCCCTCGCTTCCCAAGGCTTGTCTAATCGTTCATTTATTTGTTTTAAAATTTCTAAAGCTTTAGCATGTATCTTTTTAGGTACCCGATGTGAATATATTTGATTATCAAAAGTACCTTTTAAATCTATAAATATACTTGGGTCTGCTCCTTGAAACCCATAAATAGTTTGATCATCATCCCCTGCAATGTATGATCGTTTACATTGTTTTTCAATGTGAAAAAACATATCCCATTGCAAAGGACTTAGATCTTGGGCTTCGTCAAGGAAGACGGCATCGAGAGCAAGACGCTTATCTTCCTCGACGAAATCGGAAATCATATCTGAAAATTCTTTCATTCCAGTTTGTTGTTTATATGATTGTAAATCTTCATCGATCTGTTCTGTTAACCATAAGTCAACAGAGTGGTGTAAATCTAATTGTAGTGCGGCTTCCATTAAATCAATTTTTTTAGAACGAGCATATGTTATAATTCTCATATGAGGATTTTGATGTATTGTATTTCCATAAATATCTTTTTTAGTTTCAAACCTCATTCCCCTGCATATCTGTGATTGACTTGTAAACTGTTTCCATTTTCTATCTTTTAGTAATTGAGTTGTAGTATCGATGTTACATTCTCTTGTGCCTAAATGATGCAAGGTGGATATATAGAGCAAAGGATGTTTTATTCTTTCGTAAGCTTCATCTGCTGCAGCATTACTAAATGTAACATAAACTATTTTTTTGGGATTGGTGTGTAAATCATTGATTTCTTCAGCTAAATAATGATTTACTAATCTATAGGTTTTACCTGTTCCAGGTGGACCCGGTATTATTGTTCTTAATGCCATGGTTCGTCTTCTACTTTTAATTTTCTTGGATTTGGTTTTTCTAATTTAATTGTTTCCATCACTAATGTTCTAGTTGTTTTATTATCTATCTGTGTATATTCTTCTTTTACTTCAAACATTATTTGTAAAAGTCTTAATGTTTTTTGTTTAGGATAAGTTTTTTCAGGCCAAGATTTTGTTTTTAATAAATATCTCCAGAAAGATTTAAATTGAAAAAAAGTATCTCCTTCTTTATCGGTATAAGCAATACCTCGTAACACATCATTTAATTCTTTGCCTGGAGCTTTATTAATATAATCAGCTAATATTTCTGTTAATTGAACTTCTAATTTAGAAGACTCTGGTGCAGTAATGGGTTCTAATGCTTTTTTGAACAATGTAATCAATAATTTTCTCCATGCATGTTTAGGAACCGGCATCATAGGCATTCCTATTTGATTCATACAGGCTAGTGAAAATTTTTCTGGATCATGTAATGTTGCGTCGTCTACTTCTACTGTATTTCCATCTAATTGTGCAAAATAAATAGGCGGATCAGAATCGTACCTTCTTATTTGAGTTATTTCTGGTGTTGGTCCATCGTCTCCTACTCCAAATTCTCTTGCAGCGCATGTTTTAGGATCACAAAAACTGTGAATAGGTTCATCTTTACACTTATATCTGTAATCTTTACTATCTAAAGATTCAATTAAAGTATTTATTTCTCCAACATCTAAAGGTGGCTCCATAAATTTTTTATTATATGTAAACATATGACTCTGCCATTCATCTTTTTCAGAATATCTTTTCTTTAAATAGACTCCTACATTGTACATGCAGTTATTTCTTTGACCGTTTGGAACACCATCACTTAATAGTGTTACTAAACATGGTGGCATGCCTTTAAAAAACTCATCCCCATTTTTATCATTTGCAATTTTTAAGTTTTTTAATTCTTCTAGTGATAATGCTTTTTCTTTATATGCTTCAAAAAAATCATCAATCTTTAAAGCTTCTCCTTTTTCATCATAGGCAAATCGCATAGTTCTATCCCCACCATGATATGGTAAGTTTAAAAAACTACCTGTATCTCCTCTGTCTACTCGTATATAATCTTGTTTTGGAAATATTTCTGCTTTTGCAAAACCTAATGCTGAAGCTATTAATTTAAGTTTAGCTCTCATTATAACCGCTGGAACAAAATCATTTGTAAATAAACATGCATGTCCTCCCCCAGATTTAGATCTGAAAAGAATCATTGGAATATTTTTTGATTTTAATTTATTTAGGAAATTTTTATGATCAAAAGGATATGTGTCTATATCTATACAACCCCATTTGCATTTGTTTTCTTTGTTGATTGGAACAATTCCTAGTCCAGGATCAGTTCCTTTTAAATGTTCTTCCCATATTTTAGGTACAGGTACCTGACTTACTGTATAAGATTTAGTTTTATGCTTTCCTCTTTCATCAAACTGATCTGTTTTTATAGTTTGTCCGTAAGCGGAATCCAATCCTTCAAATATACCTTTAAAAATTTTTATTTTATCTGTCATATGCTCTCTGTGGCATAGGCGGCCTCCGTCTCCGTCGACCGCCTACTATTCACACTATTTGCTAGCTAAACTAGTGTAAAACTTTTTAGCTCGCTCATATAAAGCTGGTTCTTCAACAGGACCAACCTTAGTGACATTGTAACCATACCATTGATTACCTTTGCCAGAGTTTAAAACAGATGTTAACCTATATTTGTGACTGAAAGATGGCGGCGTATATGGGCCATTTTTTCCATCAAAAGTAATGGACATCATCATTGAGTTCCATTTTCTGCTTATTTTACCTTGAGATGAACTCATAGATATTAAAGCATTCTCTGTGGAATTACCGTCTCTGATTAAAACGTAATGTTGTCCAACAGTTAAGATATAGTTTCCATTATCTAATCTATCTTTTCCCATTTCGTTTTTTGTTTTTGAAAGTATATCAGAGTTAGCATCGTAAATGTTTTCAGGTCTACCTGATCCAGTTCCGAAATCCGCCCACTCTTGGTACTCCAGTTTATAATGACAAGGTATAACTTCTATACCTTCTGCTCCATTATACAGTTTTTTAGTAACTGTATTTAAAAGCATTCCTGGTTCTGCACCTTCAACATAATTTTGATTACGTTTTTGTGCTTCTCCAGAGCCATTTTGCAATAGTTTTAAGATAGGTAAAGCCAAACTTGATGTCTTTACATTCTCAAAACCTGCATGAGCATCACCTTCATACAAAGCTGTAGATGGTAATCCTCCTTCTTTTCTCGTAGTTACATTGTTTTCCATGTTTCTATTTTCTCCTTGTTATTTTTGTACTGTTACCTGCGTAAGTTTTAAAAAGATCAGAGGGCATCTCTTGTCCAGCTTCAAGACGCTCCCTGACCACTGCTTTGAGTGTCTG